AACAGAGACTCAAACTCCAACTCAAACACCTACTCAAACACAGACTCCAACAACTACAACAACATTGACCGCAACACAAACCCCAACACCTACACAAACACCTACTCAAACACAGACTCCAACAACTACTACAACATTAACCGCAACAGAGACACAAACTCCTACACCTACACAAACACAAACCCCGACTAATACTGCGAGTCAAACACAGACTCCTACACCAAGTATTACCGCAAGTCAAACACAGACTCCTACACCAAGTATAACTGCAAGTCAGACACAGACCCCTACACAGACACAAACTCCGACTAATACTGCAAGTCAGACACAGACCCCTACACCAAGTATTACTGCGAGTCAGACACAAACACCAACTCAGACACAAACACCAACAACAACATTAACTTTAACTCCAACTAATACTTCAACTCAGACACCAACACCTACTCAAACTCAAACAATGACTCCGAGTAGACCTGCAAGTGGAACAACAGAAGCACAAACTTATTTAACAGCAGTTGTTAACGCAGGTGGAACAGGAATTACTTCAACAGTATCTGCGGCAACAATAACATTATTTACATCATTAGTTTCTAATGGTCTCTATGATAAGATGTTAGCGTTCTATCCTATGTTAGGTGGTAATAGTTCAGGTTGTAAGTTTAACGGTAAAAATCCTGTTGATACCAACGGAGGATATAGATTGGTATTCAATGGTGGATGGACATTCAACTCATCAGGTATAACATCCAATGGAACGAATGCATACGCAGATACCTTCTTATCGGGTGGAACAATTACAGCAGGAGATAACCACTTATCAGTTTATATGTTAAATGAAAATGTATTTACTGGAACAGGTAAAAACTGGATTGGTGTTTCACAACCAGGTGGTGTTGGTGTATACTTCTCAATAGGTCAAGAAGGAACACCAAGATATTTCTATGGTCCTAAAATAAATGGTGGTATTACTTCATCAGGAGTTCCATTATCTCAAGGATTTACAATTATTACAACAACAGGTTCATCACAACAAAATCTTTATAGAAATGGTATTGTTAGACAAACAGCAAGTGGTGCAGGAAGTGGAACAATAAATACATCGGTTGTAATTGGAGCGTTGAATAATAACAATTCAATCATACAATACTACGATAATACATACTCATTCGCAACAATAGGTTTAGGTTTAAGTGATACACAACAATCAACATTATCAACAATAATAAACACATTCCAAACAACTCTTGGAAGAAACACATATTAATATGGAACAAACAACACAATATGTCGCGATAATTACTATCAATCAAAAAGATAGTTTAATGGGAGAATTGGTTTGTCCTGATGTTTATTTTAATCCAACAATGGATGTTAACGAACAATGGTTTATATCTGACGATGAAATTAACACATCAATATACCCACAACATGAGTGGATTAAAGATTTAACTTTATCTGTATATGCAGGTCCTTATATCCCACCACCAACACCATCAGGAGATACCATGAGTATCTCAGGTCAAACAACACCATAAGGCTATGATTGAGGAGAAAAAAACTTATATTTAATAATATGGAAGAACAAAAAAATAATATATTCGTTCATGAGTTTCAAGTTGCTCGTGTTCCAATCATTGAAGAACAGACAGGACTGAATCATAGAACGCCATGGGTATTTTGGGGTATCGCAAACTTAGCACCTCAAGAATTAATTCGTTTATATCAATCATCACCAACACATGGTACTTGTGTCCGTTCAAAACACTTAGGTGTTAGAGGTGAAGATTTAATTATCAAGGGTGGTGACAATGGAAGACTTCAAATGGCTAACTCACTTGGAGATAGCATTTATGATATTTGGAATAAGGCTTGTTTGGATTTTATTTTATACGGTCAATTCGCCTTGAACATTGTATGGCGTAGAGATAGAGACCAAGGCTTTGAAATCTATTCAATGGATACATCAAAGTTAAGAGCCGAAAGAAGTGACATCAATGACCATGTAAACAATTATTATTATTGTGCTGATTGGGCATTGTATAGAAAATTCCCACCAAGAAAACTTCCATCATTCAATGTGGTATCAGAAGAACCATCACAAGTGTTTATGTATGTTCCTCACACACCAGGTCAGGAGTATTATTCAATGCCTTCATATTGGAATTCAGCAACAGCAATCGCAACAGAAGTAGAGGTATACAATTGGTGGCATTCAAATATTATCAATGGCTTAAATCCCAGCCTTTTTGTTTCACTCAACTCAGGAATTCCTGGTCCTGAGGAGCGTCAACAGATATTTGAAACCTTATCTGCCAAGTATTCAAGTTCCAATAATCCAGGCAAATTACTATTAACGTTTGCCAATAACAAAGACGAGGCTCCTGAAATTACAACCATTGCACCGAATGGTTCTGATAAAATGTGGATTGAAATGAACTCAGCCGTTCAACAAGCGATTTTAAGTTCGCATCAGATTAACCCCGAATTGGTCGGCATTATGACACCTGGTGCTCTTGGGACTTCTGACTTCTTAGAAAAACAGGACCATTTTGATTGCCTTGTCGTGGCTCCTGTGGTTAATGAATTGAAAAAAGTATTTGAAAAATTATTAACTCTTAGAGATAAAGTTCCAACAGAACTTGAAGTAACACCATTCAGAATGGTTACAATCCCTGACGCAGCACCTGTTGAAACAGTGAACGTAAATAAAGATGTTACAGATAAAACAAAAGAAACAATAATATAAAATGAGTCAAGCAATCGTACCTCAAAATGTGTTGATGATATCGGAGAACGTTCTAAAATCGTTCAGCGACATAGACCCCAACGTTACAAGTTCAGTACTATTACCATTCGTATCATTAAGTCAACAACTTACACTTGAATATATCATAGGCCGTCCCTACTACGTTCAGTTACTACAACAAATCGCAGATAATTCTATCACTGGTGATACAACAAATTTTAATTTCTTAAATTACTTCTGCAAACCGTTACTCATATGGGATTCGTACAAGTTGGCATTGCCAAGTATATGGATGAGAATACGTAATAATGGAATTGTTAACACAGAAAATTCTGTTAGTGTTAAAGAAATGGAATGGCAACAAGCGAGAGCTGATTCCACATCTCAATTTTTCCAAGAAAGAATGAGACAGGAGATTATTTTTAATTCACAATTTTATCCATTGTGTTTCAACTTCACCAGTTCACAAGGTTTATTTCCTCATCTTACGAAAAATTATAATATGAATATTCATTTACCAAATGGACATGGAGATAATTATGGAATGATAAACGGATGGCAAAGAAGTGGTATCGGATATTATTCTGGTCCTGAGTTTGCATGTGTTAGTGGAGGACTTTATTAATGAGTAACGAGTTATTGTTATTGATATCAAATGTATTAACTGCAACCGCATCATTCTTTGTTGGTCGTAGAAAGATAAACGCAGAAAGTGACAACCAAATACTTCGTAATTTGGAATTATCAATTAACATTTATGCTGAGTTGGTGAAAAACTTAAAAGAAGAAATTGAATCATTGAATATAAAAATCCAACAATTGGAAACAAAGATGGATGATTTGTATAAAGAAAACAAAGAGTTGAAATACGGTAAATCAATTTAATTATGAAAGAAGAAATAATATTACATTTTATCCATGCTCAGACACAGATAAGATTCAATCATTGGCAAACCTTCGGAGATGCTCAACACAAAGCACTTGGTAAGTTATACGAATTATTAGATGAACACATTGATGATTTTGTTGAGACAATGATTGGAAAGCCTGAATATGGTAGACCAGAATTTGGTGAGACATTTTCAATTGAATTTGACAATCCCAAGACATTGGATATTAAAGTTTATTTGTCTCAATTCAAGGACTTCTTATTTCAATTATCAAAAGCCTTAGACCCCATCAGAGATACTGATTTATTAAACAAGAGAGACGAAATCTTGGGGGAAGTTAACCACACATTATATTTCTTAACCCTTCAATATTAATATGCCAATTCCAACACCCGATAAAGGAGAAAAGACAGATGAGTTCATACCAAGATGTATGAAAGCAATTTCAGGAGAGTATGGGAGAGAACAAGCCTATGCGATATGTCAAAAAAAAGTTGCAAATAGAAGTTTATCAGAAGATATGTTTGTATTAAAACCAAAGAAGTCAGAATCAAGAGGAAAGTATTTAACTCGTTGTTCTCAACATGCAGAGATGAGAAAACAATTCCCTGGCATGAAGGAAAGAATGAATGAATGCCTACATGGTTTTAACTCTTATTACA